ATCCAAGAGTTTCGATACCGCTTCCGCTTCCCTCGGGCCGAGGTCATCACTCATTGGAAGCCCTTTCGTTCGCCATAGCAAGAGCACCCCGCCATTCGTTGAACTCGTACTTCTCAAATGTAACCATGTAATTGACTGGACCAGTTGCACCGCCGTGCCTTCCGTAGATGTAGGCATCTTCCACAATTAGATTCTCGGGGTCGACAACCTCAATGAAGCCGCCACCACCGTCGATCGAACCCTGAGTTGCGCACCAAGCAATTTCACCGACGTTGGATGCATCCATGAATGTCCCTGCATCTGTAGATGCCTGGTCGTTTGTTGCAATCTTTCCAATCACATCAGAGTGGGAATTGCCAGAGTAGTTAGCCGCCCATATCTTGAAACCCACTACTCTGTATCCTGTATCAAACCTCCCGTCAAACAATGGTATCTTTTGTGGAGTCCCTGCCTCGCTTTCCTGTTCGGATACCTGACCGCGCGTAGTGTAAGTGCCGATCAACTTCATCTCATTTTCCTCCTTAGTTGGTGGGCCTTCTTCATGATTCGAGCTTGACTGTAGCCTTTCCGCAGTTTGCCGGTTTTTGTCCTACCGATCGCATTGGCCTTCTTCAGGGCACGGGCCATTTTGGGGTCTTTCTTTCCAGACTTTACTTTCTTAACGGCCTTCGTAACCTTGCGCGCACCACGGACAACCTGCTTCCCCCCTTGGGCGGCTCGTTCGATCAAGTCAAGATACTCTTCAACTGTCATTGTTACGCTAGGCACTCAATCACCTACTGCTGTGATAGTGCTAGGGCGGTAGCGGATGCCTGCGTTGCGCTCTCTAGGGTACACTCTAGGATTAGATCGACTCGGTAGTCTCCGGTTGCTAGGGTGACCGAGGATTCCGTTCCCAAGAACAGCGTGTCGACACCGATGAGGTAGCCCTTCTTGAATTCCGATGGATTTAGATCGTAGGCGTCGGTGATGAAAGCCGTTGCGAAGTCTGCGGATGCTGACCCGTCTTCGGCAATCTGTCCGTTGTACCCGGTGCATTGTCCAGATGCGACAACCGATTTGTCGCTCATGTAGACCAAATCAGATTGGCTCTCTGTGGTTAGTTGCCATCCGATGCCGTATGCGGAAGCCGCAGACACGGGGTCCTCGTGGTTGTTTGCGTCCCTCACTGCACACTGGACACTGTGTATCCTGAGAAGGGTGCTAGACTTGACCCCCAAATTTACGAACGAACCGAGGTCTATTTCGTTTTGTGCGTAAGTTGCGTTACCTGTTACTGTTGCTCTGATGTAGAATGCATCACTCTTTGCCATACATCCGATCGAGTCAAACCTGGTCTATGAACATTCATGCCCACGTGGGGGGGCCTGCCCCCCCGGACGGGGGCCAATCTTCTTAGGTCAAGTCCTAGTGGACAGGCTAACAAGCCTAGCGGAGGGTCTACCGCAAAGGCGTTCTTTCTGCGAAAGAACGGCGCGCGCGCGCTGTCCAGCGCGAGTATTATATACAGTTTACAGGCTGGAAACAGTATGTACATGGAAAAAAGAAAGGTTGTTTGGGAATTATGCAGTGGATTAGGTGGTTGGACTGAGGCTTTCGTTCGATCGGAATGGATAGTATATCGGTTTGAGATTAATCCAGAACTATACGGGACGCTATTCACCCATCTGAGGGACGTAACCAAGTGGATGGATTGGATAGATGACTACCCTCATCCTGATTTGATATGCGCAAGCCCACCCTGCACGGAGTTTTCAACTGCGAATCCTGTTCCCAGAACTGATTTTGACCCGGACATGAGCGTTGTGAAGGCTTGCCTCGACATAATTGACTACATCAAGCCAAAATGGTGGGTATTGGAGAACGTGAAAGGGGCCTGTCCCTACATCAGCAAGTTGATCGGTCACCACAAGCAGTTCATCGGACCATTCTACCTCTGGGGGGAGTTCCCTCACATCGAGGATAGGCGAATCAAACACTACAAGAAAAACATCGGAGGCAAGGAATCCAGAAAGAAAACGGCCCAAGAGGTCGCTGTGATTCCATATGAAATTAGTTTTCAACTCAAGAGAGGGGTTGAAACCCAAACAAAGTTGTCGAGGTGGTCTTGATCGCACGGAATCTCCATTCTTTCACATTAACTGATGCTGCTAGTGACGAGGTCAAGAGGATGAAGAAGAGGACAAAGTCCTATCAAGTATCAATGGCCATTGAGAAATACTCGAATGATTACAAGTTAAGCCCTGATGGGGTCAAGTATTGGATGCGGCTTCGCGCGATCGAAGAGAATTTGAAGCGAAAAGCATGGAAAGAACTTGCTGAAGTTCGCTCCAAGCAGGGGGTAAAGCACCATCTAGTTGGATTATTTAGGGCTATATTAGGGCGTTAGCACCCATAGCACCAGTAGCAACGAGCATAGCCAGTATAGCAAACTTTGCCAAATCCAAGAGTTTCGATACCGCTTCCGCTTCCCTCGGGCCGAGGTCATCACTCATTGGAAGCCCTTTCGTTCGCCATAGCAAGAGCACCCCG